GCTGGTTCTATCGAATCTCTCATGCAGTGCATAAAATTTTTTTCCGAACAAAATGATAATATTGTTTATTCTTACCATTCTACTTATTCTTGGATAGGTGGAACTAAATTTCGTGGAGAATGGCATCGTTTGTATGAACGTTTAAATAAGCATCCGAATGCTTTTGCTATGGATGAGTCTGCTTTTGACTCTACTTTGCGTTCTCCATATATGATGTATATGTGTGAATTTCGTAAGAAATTGCTTCGTCCTGAAGATCAAACTAAGGAAAATTTTGAAGCTATTAATTCTTTATATAAGGACTTAATTTGGACGAATGTTTTGACACATGATGGTAATATCATTCAAAAGCATGGAGGAAATCCTTCAGGATCCTTTAATACAATTACGGATAATTCCGTTATCTTGACTTCCTTTTTCTTTTATGCTTGGATATTGCTTTGCCCTGATGAAGAATTGAAAGATTATTCTTCTTTTATTGAAAACGTTGAAGTTGCTATTTGTGGAGATGATAATACTTGGACAGTTAGTGACCTGGTTGTTAATTGGTTTAATGCCGTTAGTGTGTCACAAGTTTGGACTGATTTGGGCATAAATGCCAAGTATGGTGTTGCTGAACCTTCAAAATTGCAAGATCTTGATTTTGTCTCCTTAAAATTTCATTATCATGAAATTTTAAAAACTGTAGTTCCTGTTCCCTCATATGATAAGTTGTTTGCTAGCATAGCTTATGGAAATCCTTATCCTGGTAGTGCTAAATGGTCTCTCTATAGAGCTTATTCAATTAGAAATGATGCTTTTTGGAATGATAAGCTTAAACAACTTTTAGATGGATACATTGTTTTTATCCGTCGATTTTACCATAATCAATTGGTTGCTCCCAAAGATGGTAAGCCGGGGCCCAATATGTTTTCTTTTGCTGATGTTGAGAGTATTTTTAATTCTGATACTCGATTGGCTTTTGCCTATAATTATAATGAAATATCAGGTACGCGTTTAAATGAATCCAGCCTGATAAAAGAAGAAATTATGAAGAATGCCCGTAAGAGCAAGAAAACGAAAAAAGGGAAAGGGAAGAAAGGGAAGGCGCTTAGGAAGCGACTTTCTGTGGCACGTATTGGAACCCGTGGCCCACGTAGCCTTCGACCAAGTACTAGAAAGAAAGGGAATTTCAAACCCGTATTTGCGCCGTTCGCTGTGGGAAGTGCCAGCAAGGGAAGTCGACTCAGCGTTAGAGGGTCCGGGGGTGGTCAGGAGAGTATTACAATGAGTAAACGAGAGTTTATTGGTGATTTGATTGGTTTTAATACTTTCTCTTTTGATACTTTTGGACTTAATCCAGGCAGTACTGCATTGCATCCGTGGCTTGCAGATATTGCTATTAAATATGATCAGTGGATTTTGATTGGAGCACATATAACTTTTGTGCCACGTGTACCTGCTGATACAAAGGGCTCTATCATGGGCGCCTTTATTCCAGATGTTAAAGATCCAATTCCTGCGTCAAGTGGATCTTTTCTGCAGCTAGCTGATGCTAAGTCTCAAAATGTTTGGATGACAGGTTTTACAATTCCTGTTAGACATGCTGCAGCAATGTTTTTAAAAAAATTTTATGTTTTACCTCCAACTGGTGTACCAGCCGGTTCTGATGCAAGTTTATATTATGGAGGTAATGTTGCGATAGCCACTGAAGGTTGTGATGATAATACTAATTTAGGTCAATTGTATTGGACTTATACTTATCGTTTAATTAATCCTGTTCCACCTTCAACTGGTATAATTTATTCAGGAGTTTTTGAAACACCGTCAGGTGTTGATAGTTTTAGCTTTAATAGTGCAGCGGCTCTTAATACTTCTGGAATGTATTGGGGCGGCGGTGATGGTACTGCTTTTAATTTAAATTATAATAGTATTCCACCATCTAGGTTGGTCGTTACCGTTATTTTTTCAGCAACCACGATTACGTCTGGTGGCGTGTCATGGTCTAATGCCCTTACAGGAGCCACTCTTATTAATCAAAATGGGGTGAATTATTGGACATCTCAGACTAATACTGGAAGTCCAGTGGGTAGAAATTGTTCTCAATGGACATTTATTATTAAACCTACTGCACTGCAGACTATTTTTGCTTCCTTTACTAATACTATTGTTTATACTGGAGTTGCGAAAGTTCGAGTAATTGTTGCGCCTATAAATGTTGCCAGTTTTACTTCATCGCTTGCGAATGCAGCGCATGTTATTCCAGGCAATAGTGATTCTGAAACTGTGGTTGTTCCTCGACCACCAATTGTTGCTTCGCGACAAATATTTTTAGATAAAATTAGGGCCCCTGCTTTTGAGCATAAACATGATAGAAAATTTTCTATGACGAGGCAAGGGCATACTAGTGTTCCGATTAAATTGAAAGTTCTCCCTGATGAGGAATATTACGATGAGAAACTCATTAGAGTTGCCAGGGAGAATGAAGAAAAAGATGTTAAGAGCGTTGATTCGCCCGAACATAATCATGATGATGAAAAAGATTTTATTAAACGTGTCTCTGTTGCTGTCCCTCAAGCCCCATTGGACTCCCGGGAGGGCCTCAGAGAACGAATTTCTGGGCAACTTGCAGAAATGCAAGACGCCAAGGAAAGTTTGGATCATGATAGTGATGATGATAGTGCCAGCGATCCTGTAATAGTCAGGAGTATGCCCGTAAATGTCGACGGTTTGGCAAGTGATGTTCGAAAAATTGGTGAATATGCCCATGAGCTGGGCAAAGTTTCGTGGACCACAGAAGAGGTCCGCCAATTAATGGAAGATGTGCGTTTGGAAAAATTGCAACATCCTGAACGGTTCACTCCGCGAGGATATGTTCTTCCAAAATGAAAAATTTTATTTTTT